GTAACCAAAACCTTTAAGTAATGTACCCATAATACTTTCATTCATTGCTGTATTACCAGATGGAATAACATCACTATCCTCTACCCATTTACGAGTATCAGCTATGAATTGTTTAGCTACTTTGTTTTCTTTTGGATTGGGTACTGCGGCATCAATGATGGAGTCTGTAACATTATCTGCTATAGCTCCTTTTGATAGGTATTCTTCTATTAAATGATTACTTCTTATTTTAGCTAGTTGAGATGCTGACTCATAAGATATACCTTTACCTTTTCTATCAGCATATTTAACTAACTGTTCTTTCCATGCTCGTGGGACTTCTTCTCCCTTTTGTTCTTTATCTTCGATAGCATCTATAAGTTCATTTGCTAACTTATCATTCTGAGCATTTACTGCGTCATTTAATTTATCATCAAAGTAATAGTCAACACTGTTCCATAGCTGATTAGAATGACCACCAGCCCACTCAGGAGCTCCTGCAAACATGTTAGCTATAGTTAATCCTTCATAGATAGGTTGAGATAGTATTCTAGCAACATATCCTCCTGCTTTTCCTATGTTACTATCACCAAATATATTCTCTACACCAGCATCATCAGGGTCTTTTGTGTATGTTTCACTAGCTGCTTTTCTTCTATTAAATTCTTGATATAGAATGTCAGCATTCTTTTTATCCCCTGCTTTATATGCCCTATCAAATGCGTAACCTATATCATCTAAGGTTTCGTTTGGCATACTTTACTCCTGTCTTTGTTTTTCTTTTTTATAAATGTCAAATGATTCTTGATAACCTGGCACTGGGGTATCTTCTGAAGCAGCTCCAGGAGTTCCAAGTGGTACTAAAGCACTATCATCAGAGAACCAAGCTTTATCTTTTTTATATTCATAACTTTTTTCAAGTCTATCAACAGCTATTCTCATAGAGTTTGATACATCATTTCCTTCATTGATTGCATCATAAATATATTCAGTAAGAGTTTGCTGAAGCATTTTATATCCAGTCTTATCTCTATCTGCACCACCTGTAAGTTTTTTCATAATATCTCTAAAAGTTTGTCCAATTACTGAGTTAGGGTCAGTAGTTGCAGATTCAAACATTTTCCTTTCTTTAGCAGCAGCTGCATCTGATTTATACTTATTCTGTAATTCTAAAGTAGTTTGTCGTAAAGCTTGTGCTTCTTTTCTATATTCTATGTCAGCGGCTGTCTTAGCTTCTGCTTGTGCTTGTTCAGATGCTACTGATTTAAGTTTCATAATAGTTTCTGCACTAGCTCCATTCTCTACTAGTCTTTGACCTAGAGCATCATATAGTTTAGTACTATCGTTAGCATCTTCTCCTAACATATCCATAGTTTCTTTTAAAGATGTCTGTGCAATAGTTTGTTCCCTAAGAATCTTATCATCAGAATTAAAGATAGCATTACCTATCTTATTCATTCCCATCATCATAGGTCCCCAACCAGAAGGTGCAGTAGAACCAATAGCAGCACTGTCTCTGTTCTTAACTACTTGTCTAGCTAGTAACTTCTCATCAAAATTAAATAATCCTTCTACTGTTGCCATACTTATCCACTCCTTAAATGTGATGGTCCATTAAATCCATGTGAATTCCAAGAAGAACCTGCAGTTCCTCCACCCATTAAATCACTAAAACCTCCACCACCTACCCAACCAGCACCTTGTCCAATTAAGTTAGTGAATGTACCTATGTTAGCTTGGTCTGCACCTAATCTAGTTTGAGCAGCTCCCATATAAGCTGATGCTCTAGCTTTATCTCCAGACAATGCATTAGAACCTAAACCCATACCCATCTTAAATGGATTCTGTCCCATTTCTTCTACACCACTACCCATACCAAATAGCTTATACACATCATTGTAAGGGTCTAATCTCATGTCATTACCTATACCATAGTAACCAAGACCTGATTGCATATCTTTAAGTCTTTCTGACCTAGCTGTTGCTTGAGCATCAAATGCCATTTTATTATCTTCTCTATTCATAGCAGTTAAATATTCTAATCTTTCTGGATTAACATACCCACCACCTTCAAATGCTGCACTACCTGCTCCCATACGACCACTAGCAAAGAGGTTATTAGCTAGTCGTTGTTCAGTTTTAGCTCTTCCAGGAGCCATAAGGTCTTGCATATCAGTGTAATACTTACCAGCATCTTTAGAGATATCTCTGTCAAAGGCTTCATTAAACATTCCTAAACCTTTGTCTCTAATACCAGTTGCTCTATCTATACCAGCTTGGTCTGGACCAGCTAATGCTGGAGTCATAAACATGTCTCTAAGTTGTATTAACTCAGGACTTAATTCATAACTTGCTTCATTTGCTTGATAATCAAAGTCAGCATCCCCAAAATAAGAACCTGTAACATTCCAGGGCTTATATTGAGCCATGTCTCCTGCTGCTCGTTGAGCTTCTGCAGCTCTTTTAGCTGCTTTAGTACTTCCTGTTATACTTCCTACAATTGAACCCATTATTTCACCTCTTTTTCAAAAATGTATCCTACTAACTTAAAGTTATATTTCTTTACAAATGCTTTATAACTCTTTCTTGTTGTACCACCTAATATTGTTTTACATCCTAACTGTTTTGCTAACTCATTCATGTACTCATCCCAGTACTTTCCATCACCATAGACATTGATACATACAAACTTATCTCCATCTATCTTCCAACTCATAAACCCATGTTCATTTTCAATTAGGTTTGTCTCATCTACATACTCACTTCTACTCTTTTCTAAAAACCTTGCTACACTCTCTTTATCCAATGTATCTCCTAAGTTTTCATAATGAATGCTAATGCATAGTATGGAGGTAAGTTAGCGTTAGTTGCACTTGCTCCTGAAGAAGCTGTAGTAAATGTGTGTGCGTGATTACCTGTACTACCTGTTTTTTGACCTGACAATGCTTTCCATTGCTGGTATTCATTATCTCTATCAATATCACCTGTTCCAGATACTGCCTGAACTAAATAATGTGGCAGTGTGTGTTGATGGTTACCTGTTGTATTTGTAGAACCTGTGTGAGTGTGAGATGGTAAAGTTGCATCTGCACTACCTCCAGTATCTCCTGGTTCATAAGTACTACTAGCTCCCATTATAAATCTATCTGCTAAATTAGGAGTACCATTCTCACCATTACACAAAGCATATCCTGTAGGAATAGTACCAAAAGAACCTGACCACATAAGAATCATACCTTTTAATATAGCATTCTGTGCTACAAAAGCAGTTGTTGCTAATTGCGTTGTAGCAGACCCTGCAGAAGCCGTTGGTGCAGTAGGTATACCTGTGAATACAGGTGAGATAAGATTAGCTTTACTTGCTACTGCAATAACTAGGTTATTAAATTCTGTATCAAATTCAGAACCTCGTATAACCTTTTCTATTGAATCATCTGGAAGTGAATCCTTCCTTAAAAAGTTTGTTGTTTTTACATAATTAGTCATTAGCTTGTTTTCCCTAGTTTTAAGAATATATCTATTTTTTGTATGCTCATTTGTTCTGTAGAGATTGTAGCATTAACTCCAAAATAAAATGAACTTCCTCCTGCTCCACCTAAAGGTATCTTAATTAAATGTACACCAATTCCAATAGAAGAATACTTACTTACACCATATAAAGATGTAGGAGCTGCATACTTTGCATATACACCAGAACCTAAATCTCTATCCACTACTACTTTTCTTGGGTTACGATTATAGTCATAACCATAACTCATTACAAAATCTTGTTGCTTTGCACCTTCAATAGTTAATGTTGCACTTTTTACAATCTTTTCTATTACTTGTCCTGTACCACTTAAATCAGATGAAGCTGACCTATAAGCTAAATCATAGCTTTCTCCTCTATCGGTACTTCCTTCATACTTAGCAACACCACCTTTAACTCCCATTACTAAATCATAACCGTTTCTATCATCAAAGTAACAATTAAATAAGTCACCATTAGTTAAAGACCAAGTAGTACATCTAGCACTACCATTTTCTAATCCACCTCTTAAATCTATGTATATTATCTTTCTATTTAAAGGAAGAGTAACAACATAGAATGCACCATCTTCACAGTATCCAGCTCTTATATTTTCTGGAGCTGTTTCATAATCTAAAGCAGTTTGTACATCATCTTTAATATTAAGAGTAAGTTCTCTCATTGGCATAGACTTCTCTTGTACAGTTCTAGTCAAACTTCTAACCCCTGAGTTAGACATAAAGATTAAATCCGTACCAGTGGCTTTTATGGAGTCCCTAGAGATACATCCTACACCAGTAATAACATCTGATAACTTCATTGTATCTGGGTCTTCTACTCCATCATATACTACTATGTTATTCTCACAGAATATAACTAAGAAGTTATTATGTTGAGCTAAACCAATAATTGTATCATTGTTACCTACAACAGAACTAATATCTAGAATACCGGCATTCTCTGTACTAAAGTTAGTTGGCTCTAGTAAGTCACTATAAAAAATAGTGAATGGATTCTCTGTTATATTAGCAGTCCATATTCTACCATATGCAGATAAACAAGCATCAGGGTCAAAGTTTGTTACACCTAAAGGAGCAGTACCTACATCAGTAAGTTTTCTCCACCTTCCATCTCCCAGCTCATCTACATCAAATACTAATGCTGGGTTACTCTTTTGTGTAGCAATTGTATATATAGTAGCATTAGAACCAGAACCTTTTGGTAATGTTTGCATTTGCCATCTACTACCTTGAATAGATACACCTGCTGGTGTAATATCAACTATATTATTTAAAGAGTTTTGTCGTGAGTTTGCAGGTTCAGAAAGAGTAGTTACCTCTTTACCTACAAACATTTTATCATTACCATTAGCTAAATAATACTTTCTACCATCTATTAAATCATGTCTCCAAATAGAATCTATATAGTTATCTTCACCTAAAACAGGGCTCAGAGTATTTAATAACTTATGTCCATATCTACTATTTAATCTACCACCTTTACTGATAACTACATTATCAGCTATTGTAGCAAAACCAGAAGCTAAACCAACTTGTGAGTCTTGTGTATTAAGTCCCATAAATCCTGGAGCTAATAAACTAACTGATTCTAACTGCCCTGTAGAGAAATTGTAATTGTTAGTAAAAGCCATTACACGCTTCTCCAAACAGTCTCCATTGGTTTTCTACTTGCTTCCATTGAAATAAAGTCTGCTAACATACTATTGTATCTTAGATTTTGATTACTACTACCACCATCTTCTCCTCTTTCTTCAATAGCTCTTGCTACTGCATTTTCTACTACAAGCATAGGAGGTACATATACAATGTCAGCATCTTCTTTTAATGCTTTCTGTGGTGCTGTCATATTAAATCTTAATGTTTCAATTGAATCAGGAATAGGATAAATATCTACTTCCATGTTACCAGTATCAGATACTCCATTCCAAGCATATACAGTAGGAGAACCTGTAGTAACATCATCTACTGCAAAAGCTCTATCCATCCATTCTGTAGTTCTAGAGTTTAATGAATTCTTATTTGTGTAGTTATATACATCTAAAGTTCTAATGTTTGATGTAGTATTTAATAACTCATAATGGAATGTACCAACTTCTGTAATTAAAGTTACAGTCTTTCTAAGAGCTTCCCAATTATAAGAGTTCTCTACATCTGTTTTAGCTACATTAACAAGGTTACTAATAAGAGTAGAGTATTCACTCTCATAGACAGTCGCGACTCGTTCTTCTCTAAGTCTTACTAATACAGTATTTACTAATTCTAAAAATGTCATTTCTATCTACCTCGTTTTGTTTGTATCTGCCATTGTCTACCATTATGCTTATTAACTACTTTATTTAAATAGTGAGCATTAGGAGCTGTTTTAGTATTGTGAACATTCTTTTTACTTTTTGCATTTTTTGCCATGTTTTTTCCTCTTTTTACAAGCTTCTTTAGATAAATTCTTCTTAGCTGATAATGCTCTTAAATTACTCTTTCTGTTATCCATTGCATTATCATTCTTATGTGCTGCGTGTCTCTTATCTCCAACCTTTAGACCTAGCTTCTTTCTTGCTGCATTTCGAGATGCTCTTTGTTTAACTCGTTTTTTCTTATTTCTTTTTTCCCAAGCCAGTTCCTTTTTGTAATCTCTTTTTCCATCTGTCATGTAAGGCATTGTTTGTTTCCTCTTTCGTCTGTGTATTACACACTTCCGTAATTTTTACATTCTCTATATAATCATTAATCTCAAAGTTGTATTGTTTATCAGCTACTCTTGTTACTACACATTGTTTATTAACATTAGTATCTGGCTCATTTAGGGATAGGGGGTCAAAAGCATCCCCCATTACTGTCCCAGTTATTGCTCCACTTAAATATATAAGTGTTACTATTTCCATTTAAGTGTTATTCTTAATGTAGTATGCTGCCATATTACAAGGGTCATACTTCCATTGTGTCATTGTGTTATGAAACTTAGGGTTCTCAGCACGGCATTCCTGATAAGACTTATAGCCTTTCGCTATCTTCCAGTCATTCTCAAATCCGTATCCTGCTGCTCCTAATAATGCTACTATTGCTATTACATGCATCTTATTCTCCTATCTCTTATGTGGGGTATTTGTTACCCAGTGTTTAAATTTATACCATACATGTTCTAGATATTCTTCCCAGACATAGAGAGCTACCCCTACTCCAAGTATCCATTGCCATGCAGGTGCTGCTACAGTCCATAGTGTTTCCATACTACTTCCCTCCTCCGTTGTTAAACTTTTGTTCTAGTTCATCTAGTCTTGCTGATAGTTTCTCAATGAGTTTATCCTTGATAGCTAACTTCTTATCCATTGCTTCTTCAACCTCTTCTACTGAACGAGCATCAGTCAACATAAAAATATTGCCATTAACATCCATGTTCATATTAGCTGGAGCACCAGAACCTGGTCTACAATTAGGAATGCCTACATTTGTTTTGCCTGTAGAAGTATCTTTGCCCAGTGTAAATAAGTTTTGTGAACCAGTCTCATCTCTAATAATAAAATAATTATTTTCGTCAGGTCTAACTTGCATAGAATACATTTTGTCAGCATTGTCTACTTGCAAGGTTGCATATTGTCCCGATGGAGCTATTGCTCTAATGTCTGTATTTCCACTACTTTCAACAAGAACATTACCACCTTGAACAACAACATTACCTCTCAACCTAGTAGATGTTACACTACCATTACCAATAGTAACTTCGTTAGATACATCAGATGCAGAGGGTTGTGCACCACTTCCTATTAAAGTGTTATTATCACCTGTTAAAGTAGCACTTCCAGCACTTTCACCAATAGAGGTATTACCAGAACCTGTACAAGCTCCTAAAGCATAAGCACCTACGGCAGTATTTGTAGCACCACCTGAAGCATCTTTTAAAGCATTATGACCAATAGCAGTAGTCATACTTCCTGTTACATTTGAGTTTAATGCACCATTACCTACTACTGTGTTAGATTCAATAGCATAAGCACCACCACCCATTCCAACTCTAACACCATTGACTGTTATGTCTTGGCTAAATATATTTCTATCTGTTTCAAATATTTGACCAGTTTCGGTATTCCAAACTAATCCTTGCTTGTTATCAAGAAAGGTTGTGTTATTTACAGTAGGTAATATTACATTACCATTGACTTTTATATCACCATCATAAACAGCAGTACCACCTTCTTCTGTCCATATGCTATCACCTGAAGCTGAACCACCTGATACTAGAACGGCTGATAGGTTAGATACTTTGGAAAATACAGAAGTTCCTGTTGATTTTACCTTACCAAAAAGCTCAACAAAATCACCTTCACCATTTAAATAAATTAAATCTGATACAACTGATACGAAAGAACCATACTGACCAGTTGGTTCCATTCTATTACCACTTCCTGTCTGGCTAACCTCTGTGTTTTTACGAAGTTGACATATAGTATATGATGAAGAAGGGGATGACCCAATTTGGTCTATACATCCATTTACTTGATAATAACCAGCTACACTAGGTTGGAATTTACCATCTGCAAAAGAATTATTAGTATCTACACTAGCAGTATCAAGATTAACTTTAGTCCATGTGTCAGCTGTTACAGTTTGGTCAGCACTCATCTCAGCTCTAAACGCTACAGTCTTACCACCTGTTCCTAATGCTACAGGCATACGAGCTTCGTTCCAAGTGTCTAAAGTAACTGTTCCTGTATATAAGTTAAGTTTATATTTAGAACCTGATGGAACTACATAAGTTTCTGTAAAGTAACCACCCGCAGAATTACCCGCTCTACCAAGTCTTTTTTCGTCAACAATAAAAGTTGTTGCACCATTACCAAAATGAGCTATGGTTACATATATAGGAACATCTTGAGTATTTGTATATTCTGTATTAATTGCTCTATCAGCAGTCTTATCTTCCCATACTAATGCTTCTGGAGTGTAACTACCACTACCTGAACTAGGTTCAGCAGTAGCGTTAATGCAATACAACATAGCTACGTTACGAGGTCTTGTTTCTTCACCACCTGTTAAACCTGTTTTACCAGTAGTTGTATTTCCCGCTAACCTACCATAAGAACCACCTCCACTAGCACCTCCAGCTGTATTTATATGGTCATGTTCTTTAAACTCATCATCTTGTTTATTACCTACAGGCAATGTATCTGATGAACCTCTAATGAACTCATCTTGTAAGTTAGGTAGGTTAAATGTAGTTGAACCATCACCAGCACCATAAATATCACCTACTTTAGAATAGAGTAAGCTATATGTAGTTCTTGATACTTCTGAACCATCACAATGTAACCATCCTGTAGGAACACTGTCCATTGCGAAAGGTGCTACCATACCAATAGCTGTGTCTACAGATGGAACTCCACCACCACCTCCACCTACAGCTATAGCTAATGGCATACGAGCTTCTCTCCATCTCTGAATTACAGCTCCATTTTCTTGTTTAAACTCATAAGTAGAACCTGATGGAACTATATATAAAGGCATATCATAAGAACTATTTGTCCCTGCTGTACCTACTCTACCAAGAAATTCACCATCAATATAAGCTATAACATTGCCACCAGTTCCTGTTGAGGAAGTATATATCTGAACATAAAGTGGAACATCGTTATCGTTTGTGTAAACAGTATCAGGCAATCTTTCATTTGAGCCAGAGGGAGATAAATCTCCTGACCATGCCATATCTTCAGGTGTAGGTGTAGAACCGCCACCGCCTGAACCACCGCCTGACACTCCTTGCATTAAAGTAGCGTTAAAGTAAGTTGCTGCTGGATTAGAATTAATTTGTGAAGTTCCACCACCAGTTACTGCTGTATTGTATTTTATGAATAGCTTATCATCTACTCCATTACAATATACTACTGTATTAACAGGGCAGGTTGTTTTTACTCCAGTTTGACTTAAGTTACTAGCATATGCTACCATTGAGTCATTTTTCCAAATAGAAGCAGTTCCTCTAATTAAAGCTTCATTTTTTTGCATAATACTAGCATTAACTTGATAGTAACCAGCTACATTTGGAGTATAAGAGGAAGTTGCAGAATCAAATCCTGAATTAGTGTCCCACTCAAATACATCAAAAGCTACTTGGGCAGTTGTACCAGCCGTAAATACTTGAGCATCTGTTGAACAATATGCTTGGAATGATACAGGTGTAGGTACATCTCCTCCACCTGTTACCTCTGTCCATTCAGCATCTTGTCTACCATATTGTTTACCATCTATTGGAGCTTCAGGAATACCATCGCCTGTTCCACTACCTGGTTTAGGAAACGCTTGAAATGCTACTTTAACACCTGTTATTACTGTGCCTTGTCCCATCTTAGGGATAACAGTCATTACAACATAACTATCTGATACATCTTCAACTGTAACAAGTTCATATCTTCCATAGTTTGGAGAATCAACTTCGTTTAATA